CTGAAGATTTTACAGAGCAATCAGCACAAAAAACAGCTGATGCTTTTACAACAGGTTATGGTTTAAAAACTTTACCTCTTTATGCATTTCCACTCACTGAACCTGTAGCTATAGGCATAGACATATTGGAGGGTATAGCTACAAGAGACCCAATTCAAACAGGTACAGCAGCATTATTATCACAATCTATGAGCCCTAAGGCTCAAGCTTTAATTGCTGCTGGTTCCGTGTTTATGCCTTTTGATGCTGAGGCAATTAAGATAGTTGGTTCTCCTGAATTATTTAGTGGTGTAGTAGAGAAAATAAAAGGCGCTCCTAGTAAAGCCAGAGGAGAAGAAATCAAACAAAAGCCTGAGAACTGGATGGGTGGTATGTTAAAAGGTGGCACTACTCTTAAAATTAACAATATGGAAATACCTATAAAAACTAGTGAAGTTGAAAATATGATGAGGCTTATTAAAAATAATAAGCTGGACGATAAATTATTGACTAAAGATGAAATGGTAAAAGTTTTAGAAGACCAATATTATACATCCTTTATATCTGAAAAAACTAGCCCTGCTTATTTTAATAGGCTAGGTGATATGGAAGTTACTAAAATAGAATTACCTAAAGATGGAGATGTACCTAAAGATTTATTAGAAATATCTAATTATACAACCAGAGATGCAGGAGTTCATCATGGTGGTGAACAAGGTATCATAAGCCACTCACTAATTAGAAAAGATAATAATGCTTACGAAATTACAGAAATACAAAGTGACATGGCTTCAGATGCACACAAGTTCGGTATGCGAGGCAGTCCTAAAAATAATTTCTTTCAAGATTTAATAAAACAATTTAAAAGAAGAAATAGAGATGCTCCTGCATTTGATGATTTTGGTGAGTCGACTATTGAACGTAGTCCTGCAGGAATACAAAATGATGATTATTTGCCTAATATATTTAAAATTTACACATCTTCACAATACGGCAAAGCTCCTTCTTCAGTATTATCAGAGAATAGTGCAAAAACTAGAAACCGAATGATTGAAAAATATGGTAGGGGTGATGCTATTGGGGGTGGCAATAATGTTGATACTTATGCTGCTGCAATATTTGATAAGTATAAAAATGCCATTAACGAAGTTGATGATTTATACACAAATGATTATTTAGAAAAAATTTATGATTTATCTACTGATAAAGCATTTAAAAATAAATATAATAAAGAAGAATTTGCCACTTCTACTAGAAAAGCAATGAAAGACAAAATAATAAGGAGCATAAGAACAGAAAATCCAACAGGAGCAAATGTTACTGAAATATTAAACAACATAGCTAGTGGTTACACAACATCTCCTAAGTCTTTGTGGGAGAGTGTTCATAAAAATTTAACTAAAAAAGTTGAAGACTTACACTCTGTTAGTGATGAGTTGGGAGAAGATGCTGCAGATTTAGAAGTGTTTAATGAATTTAAAAAAGTCGATTTTGACTTAAGAAGGTTTTCAAAACACATGCAAAATAATCCTTTAAATTCAGGCAGTGTACCAGCACAAACTCCTTTAATGAAGAATTTAGACTATGTTGAGTTTGAAATAAAAAAGCATCTTGTAAAAGCTGCAAAACAAGACCAATCTAAATTTATGCTCCCAGGAGAAGAACCTTTAAGATATTGGGCAAAAAGAGGTCAAGATGAAAAATTTTTAAAAACTATTTACAGTTTAGCTCCTGATAGTAAAAAAGGTTATAAAGGTAAAATAGGTCAAGTTTTAACTAAACTTAGTAAAAAGTATAACATACCTTTTAGGCTAGAGGGTAAAGTAGACTTAGACAATAGAAATTTATATAATATATTTAAAGAAGAAAAGAATAATTTAGAGAACTTAGCAGACCTATCAGACTCGACTTATAGAATTATTGGCAATAGTGGCACATTTAATAATTTAGACACTAGCCCTTACGAAGCTCTTTTAAGTGATGCCACTCAAAAGCAAACAGACAGAATTAGAAATTTAAGAGAAGAGTATGCAGATAGTGTATCAGAAGGTGGCGGTGACTTTTCTTCTGCAGAAGCGAGTTTTAATAATAATATACTTGAAGATCCTCAAGATTTTATTTATCAATCTGATATGATGGGTGTTTTGGATTGGGAAGGTATGTCAGAAGGTTTTGACCTTATGGCTAAAAATACAGAGTCTAAAAGTGTAAAGTTAGCATCAGAAATGTTTAGCAACATAACTAAAAAAACTAAGCAAAATTACGAAACCAATCTACAACTTATAGAAGACTTTGCTGATGATGCAAATAATGCTGAAGACTTGTTTAATATAGTTTTAATAAAAGCTTCTCGGAAAGCAGAATCAGATTACATAAATAGCTTACCTGAAATTAAGAAAAACGAACTTATGGATTTAGGTATTATAGGCATGGATCAAAATGCTAGATTTGTAATTGAATTACCTGATGTTGTAAAAGAGCAGATTATTGAACAAGGCTTTCCAATAACTGGTTTATAAGGTATAAGTAATTCATTCTGGGAATTTTAATCTATAAGGACTGTCCCAGCAGACTCTCAAGCGACCTTATAGTAAACCCTTTTTGAGGAGGTCACAATATGGCACAAACAACTTTTTCAGGACCAGTCAGATCTAATAGAGGTTTTACCTCTGCTGGTTCAAATTCTGTAGTTAATATAACAGCAGAAACAACCCTAACTTATGCAGACCATGTAGGTCGCATTATAGAAATAAATGATGCAGACGGAGCAGTAACATTACCTGCAATAACTACAGACACAATAGGAGCAACTTATAAATTTTTTATTGGCACAGATGCTACTGATTTAGATATTAAAACAGACGGAACAGATAAATTCGTAGGTTCTGTAATGGTAGCAGTAAATGATGGTAGTAAAAAATCATTCATACCTAATGGCTCATCTAATGATGTTATATCTATGAATGGTTCTACTAAAGGTGGAGATAAAAATTCATTTGTTGAAATTACAGCTTTGGCAACTGCTGAATATTTAGTACAAGGAGTTTTAATAGGCTCTGGTACTGTAGTTACACCATTTGCTGATAGTTGATAGGAGTTTTAAATGGCTAATATAGTAACAACAACTAAACTCTCTGAAAATGTAAACGAGGTGGTCTATGCTTTTCAACTTCAGTATGTTGATGCTGGCGATGAATCAGCTTTGTTAAAAGTAGATGTATCAGGTTTAGACCCTAACTCTAATGGAGATGCTTGTACTGGAGTTAAAATATTAGAATGTACTTGGGTTATATCAACTATGACTGTACAAGTATTAGCTGCAGCAGACACCAATGTTATAATGCTTCATTTAACAGAAAATCAATCAGGATATGTAGATTTTAGATCTGTAGGAGGATTGCCTAATACTAAAACTTTAGGCGCAAATCCAACAGGAGATATAAAATTTACTACTACTGGTTTAGGTGCTGCTGGCGACTCATATCAGATAGTAATGAGATTGAAGAAGAAATATTAATGGCAACTTCTGGAACAGTAGCTTACAGACCTAATGTAGAGGAGATAATAGCTGAGTCTTTTGAAAGATGTGGTATTGATCCTCAAACACAAACAGGACAAAAAGCAACCAGTGCCAGAAGAAGTTTAAACTTACTTTTTACTGAATGGTCTAATAGAGGGTATAATTATTGGACTGTTCAGTATAAAACAATTACTTTAGTTGCCAATCAAGCAAACTATACCTTAGAATCAGGCATTGTAGATGTTATAGACATGGTCTATAGAAAAGGATCTAACGACCAACCTATGCAGAGAATAGCTATATCAGAATACAATCAATTGCCTAATAAAACTACTACAGGAGCATCTTCTCAGTTTATGTTAGATAGGCAATATACACCAACAATAAATGTATGGCCAGTGCCAGACAATGTAGTAGATACAATAAGATATTATGGTGTCTATCAATTAGAAGATATAACTAAGTCTTATGAAGATGCAGATGTGCCCTATAGATGGACAGATGCCATATGTGCAGGCTTAGCATCTAAATTAGCAGTAAAATTTGCACCAGATAGAGCTGAAGGATTATACACTCTTTATGAAAGGGCTTTTAAATTCGCTTCTGATGAAGAGGGTGCCAATGTAACATTAAGGGTTAGACCATCAGGTTTAAATTTATATTAAATGGCAAGATATGCAAAAGGTAAAAAGTCACAAGCAATATCAGATCGCAGTGGCTTTAGAGTTCCTTACAGACAATTAAAAACAGAATGGAACAACCTAAGAGTTGAACCAGAAGAGTTTGAACCCAAGCACCCTCAATTAACTCCACCTAAAAATATAGTAGATGCTCAAGCTTTATTCCAACCTAGACCTGACAATGATCCAGAAAATATAAGTATATACATAGGCTATAATTGGTTTGTGCCTAAAGTAGAAAATAATATGATGGCTAATATCTACGACAAACCTGCTACTATAGGTGCTAGGGCTAAAGGCAATATAGGTGTAATATCTATAGAATTTAATAGAGAAGTTGCTGTAACTGGTATTGGTGCTAATATTGCATTAGATGCTAATAATGAAGATGAAAGAGTTGCTTCTGTAGATTATAGTATTGGGCAAAATGTTAATTATACAGTTACAGTTCAAAGTGTTGAAGGTGCAAATAAATATTTTATAGACACAGTACAGCAATCAACAATGTTGCTAAAAGAAGGTAGCACTTATGTATTCAATTGGTCTGCAGCCACTAGTCATCCATTTAGATTCTCAACAACCTCAGACGGCACACACAATAGTGGTAGTGAATACACTACAGGAGTAGTTAAAGACGATTCAGCCTACACAACTACTATAACTGTAGCTAAAGGTGCACCTGACCTTTATTATTATTGCTCTGTTCATTCTGGCATGGGTGGGGCTATTACAACCTTAGCTACTTCAGTTAGTGCTACAAATAACTTAGGAACTATCTCTAACATTGAAACAGAGCAAGTTGTAACTGGTGTTGCTGGTACAGGAGCTGTTGCTGAAGTTGGTAGTAATTTAGGAATAAATATTCCTGAGACTAGTGTTGTAGGTGCTGGTGCTTTAGGTACAATATCTATTGAACTTGATAATCCTACATGGGGTGTAGGCACATGGGGTGGCGGTGCTTGGGGACAAAGCTTAACTACTGTAGATGTAAGTGTAACAGGTGTTGAAGCTACTGGTAATATAGGTACAGAAGTTCCACAAGTTGAAATATCTGAATCTGGTGTTGCTGGTACAGGAGCAACAGGTAGCGAATCTATTAATATTAGTACAACTTCATGGGGCGATGAAACATGGGGTGAGGATAATTGGGGACAATAAATGAATTATACATCATTAGTTACAAATATACAAAACTTTTTAGAAGACGATAGTTCTGAATTATCAACTTCTATACCAACTATAATAACTCAAGCTGAAAGAATAATATATCAAAGGTTGCCTAACTTACCTTGTTATAGAAATATAGATACTGGCACACTCACAGCTGGCACCACAGATTACACTATATCTACAGCCAGAATGATTCGTAATGTTTCTATTGTAGTAAGCAATGAAAGAGTGTTTTTAAACCATCGTGTTGATTCTTATATGCATGATTATTGGAAAAATTCATCAACTCAAGCCCAGCCAGAAATGTACTCAACAAAACAAGCAACAACATCTGGTGTAATTATTACACTTGCCCCAACACCAAATTCAAACTATAATTATTTTGTTGATTATATTAAACCAGAAACAGGTTTATCAACAGGAAACGCAAACAATTGGGTTGGTGATAATTTGGAAAATGTTTTGTTAAGTGCTTGTTTATATGAAGCTAGTGCTTTTTTGAAGGCACCAGAAACTTTAACTACATATAAAGCTCAATTTGACGAAGCAGTAACTTTAGCAACAGCAGAAATGCAAAGAACTTATCAAGCAGAATATGACGGAGGAATATAAAACATGGCAATATCTCAAGCAATGTGCACCAGCTTTAAAGCTGAAATATTAGACGAACAACACGATTTAGTAGCAGACACTATTAAAGTAGCCTTGTTTACTAGCAGTGCTAGTTTAGGAGCAGGAACAACAGCTTACTCAACTAGCAATGAAATATCAGGCACTGGTTATACTGCTGGTGGTGAAGCTTTAAGTAATAAAGTAGTAACCACAACAGGAACAACTGCGTATTTTGACTCAGACGACCCAACATGGTCAGGAGCAAGTTTTACAGCTAGAGGTGCATTAATATATAATGACACTAATGGTGATAAGGCTATAGCAGTTTTAGACTTTGGTGGTGATTTTACAGTAAGTGGTGGTACATTTAAAATAGTGTTCCCAGCAGCAGGAGCCAACGCAATTATAAGGATAGATTAATATGGCAAGTTCATACTCAACAAATTTTAAAATTGAAAAAATGGCCACAGGCGACCAGTCTGGTGCTTGGGGTACAACTACTAATTTTAACTTTGATATACTAGATAGGATTGCAGCATATAAATCTGTAGCCTTATCAGATGCATCAACAGCAACCTTAACAGTTGCAGCATCCTCACCTAGTAGTGGCTCAAGCAATGTTCAAGACGGAATGTACAGAGTGATAAAATTTACAGGATCATTAAGTCAGGGATGTACAATTACAATAGCCCCATCAACAACAACAGCTTATTTTATGATAGAAAATGGGACTAGTGGTAGCCAAAACATTATAATGAAGCAAGGATCAGGAGCAGCAACAGTCACTATTGCTCCAGGAAAAACAGATATAATATATTGCGATGCTAGTGATGAGGTTATATCAGTAGGAACTAAAATAGGAATTTCTGTAGCTTTAGATGATATTGGTACTGGTGATGCAGCATCAACTTTAGCAACTTCTGCAGGTAACATAACTATTGATGCTCAAGGTAATGACACAGACATAATATTTAAAGGCACTGATAATACTGCCGACATTACTATGTTAACTTTAGATGGTAGTGATGCAGGAACAGCAACTTTTAATCACGATGTTAAATTAAATACAGACAGTTCTGTATTAGGTTTTGGAGCTGATAACGATACAACTCTTACTCATACTGATGGTACTGGTTTAACTTTAAATGGTGCTAATAAATTAACTTTTAGAGATGCAGGGCTAACTATTGGATCTAATGCAGATGGTGATTTAGACATTGTGTCTGATGGTACTGCCGTAGATAGCATTAACATTGAATCTGCAGGTGGTATAACTTTAGATGCAGGTACTGCTGGTAGTGGTATTATATACGAAGATGATGGCACCGAAATGGCTAGAATACATAATAGTTCTAGCGATGTAATAATTGAAACTAAGGTATCAGATAAAGATTTATTAATAAAAGGTAATGATGGTGGTTCTACTGTTACACCTGCAACATTTGATATGTCGGCTAAGGGTAAACTAATTATGGGTGCAGGAGCAGCAGGTAGTACACAAACTGCAAACGCAACTGGCTCTACAGTTTTAGATTTTGATACATATTCTAACTTTGTATTGACTTTTACTGGTAATGTAACTTTAGCTAATCCTAGTACAGAATCAGTTGGTCAGTCTGGTGTAATAATGATTATACAAGATGGTACTGGTAGTAGAACTTTAAGCCTTGGAACAGATTATGAAACAGCAGGAGCAGCAGGATTAACCATAAGTACAGCAGCAAGTTCCGTAGACATTGTTCCTTACTTTGTTCAATCAGCAGATAATATATTGCTTGGTGCACCTCAACTTGCGTTTGCATAGGAGAAATAACTAATGCCAATAAAAGGTGAATTTTTTCAAAATCCAGGAGGTGGAAGTGGTGGTTTTTATTCACATCAGATAGAACAATGTGTTAGATTTGATGAAGATGCAGGAGATAAAATAGCAAGAACTCCTGGTAGTTCAGGTAATAGAAGAACTTGGACTGTAAGTTTTTGGTATAAAAAAACTCATAATGATA